CATCATATACTAAGAATTGTCCGAGGATCCGTCCGTACTTTCCCGACTTGTCCTTGTGAGTTCTGAGTACGCACTCTTCTCCGAGTTTGTCCGATAGGAACTTCCCTGCCATTTTCCCGAAAAACTTTTCAATAGGATCTCTCGTCCTCGATTCGGGAGTATCAATACCGTATAGGCGAATGCGCTGGTTAGCATAGACAATACCGAAACCACAATCAATATCGACATCCACAGTATCACCGTCAACAACTCTGCGGACTTTACAATTATATTCATACATTAGTTACCTTCCTTTTCTTCTACTATCGGTTCTGGAACTTCATCCTCGTTCATTGTACGATAGTATACAACGACTTCCTTTAATTGATTTATATATCGTTTGATCTCTTGCATGTTGTAGGACATCAATTCATAGTCTCCTACTGACATTGCAACAAACACTAAGTCACCTGCGTGACGTTTTCTAATGTCTGTCTGAAATGTATCGACATTCTTTTCTGACACAACATACCACTGCGGTACCTTTAGATCTATTTGCCTTGGTAGTTCTGGGTGAATGATGGGGATCTTAACCTCAACAGTTTTAATCTCTACAGGGATTGGAGCAGGTGGTTCACCAAAACTCATACCCAAAGTAGAGCAACCACTAATCGTCAATAGTGTCAATGATAGCAGTATCGTCTTCGATGCTCTTAAATACATTTGCAGTCCCCTTGTTAATTCTTGTTTCTATTAGACCAGGCTTTGCACTTGCAAGTCGTGCCAGATCGTGACGTGCAAAGATGCTGAGATACCTTTTGTTCTCATTCTCTATCTCTGCGTTCCTCGTGTTAAGAGTACCAAGTGCTTCGGTAGTCTTCTTTAAGTTGTTTTCCATTGCCTCAATAGTCCTTGCTTGTTCTGCTTCTCTTGTTTCAAAAGCAACAAGTAAAGAACCTTGGGTTGCAATAGTCGCATTCAACTCTGCGATTGTTCGGTCTGTTGTCATCTTATATGTGAATCCCGTGATCCCCATTATAAGAATCAGACCCATTAGTAATTTACTAAACATCGTGCCAATTCTCCTTTATATATTTTAAATGTTCCAACTCATGTGGTTTTGGTTTACCACCACAGTCTACTATTTTACAGTCAGATGGTAAGTAAAACGGGAACTTCCATGCTCCCAATACTTTCTCACCGAGATGGAACTTTAAGTTTAATTTCAGACTGGGATTATTCTCATCCATATACCAAATGTCTGATATACCGCCAGGGTACCATTCTTCAAGTAACCTACCAACCCAGACTTGATCACCACCATCATAATCAAATAGTCTCCATGATTCTAAATTGAAGAGGTCATGCACGTCCTGCATCTTACCCTTCTTCAATACCATCATCGAACTACTATATTTATTGTTTTTCCAACCTATAGCATCTGAGACACATGCAACTTTATAGTTTCTTCGGGGTAATTGCCCCATTGCCACCTTTATCTCATCATCAAAGTTCTTAATCAATACAGTATCAATGTCCATATAAACTGCGTACTCGTCTTTATAAAACGAGTCATATACTTTCATCTTGTTCCACCAACCTTTACCTGCACCATATGGTGGTTCTACAGGTGTGGCAATATCAGAGATCTCATCTGGTCTATCGGTAATACAATAAGCATTCACCTCAAACTCTGATAGTTCTTTGAATCGTGTAATCAATTTACGAGCATATAACATTGGATATGCGTCTGTACATACTGTAATAAGCGATATCATCTTATGCCTCTATGATCTCTATTCCCTTGTCATAATTATGTTTTGCGTATAGTCCTGCTTCGTCTTGAATAGTAGAAAACGTATCTTCTACTTCGACAGGCCATGGATAGTGCTCTTCAAGAAATGGGAAGTTGTCCCTATTCAAATAAACATCTGTTGGTTCACTTTTTGTTTTAACTTTATCGATTAACATCTCTGCACCAAGAGGTGATACAATGTATGCATGTGCACCCCCAAAATATCTCTTATGTACTAACAGTTGAGTACCCAGAGTTTCTGGTGTGTTATAAGTACCGTAACTTGGTTTGCCAAGAGTCACACACCTATCAAACGGGATGTTTCTTACAGTATCTGTAAATACAGCATCATGCTCAAGTATCATCGTATTGCATCTGTTCTCTACAGCATATTGCCATAATGACATATGTGATAGGAAACATGCCAGAGCATTCTCTGGTCGAGAGTAACCCGTAGCAAATGCATCTATATTAAGACCCGTGTTTTCTACCATGTCCTCGAACCCTTCAGTTCTTGGAGTAATAGCAGGGAACCGAGTCACTGACATATTTCTTTTTCGTGCACTATCAATACATCTCTGCGATGCTTCCACAGAGTCTTTATTGTCCATTATAGTAATTACGAAATTGGTTGGTGTCACTTTGCGACTACCATCTTGACATTCTCGATGTCAATAACTGCACACTTGAGTCCGTCAACTTCTACTGGCATTGACTTAGACCAATCCAAGTATACAGTGTCACGTGCTTTTAGTTGGTCTTTATATTCGTTAGCAACTGCAAGACTCACTGCCAATACGGTTGCAGGTTTGTGTCCAGAGGTAATACTTTCGGTTAAAAGAATACCACCCGCACTGGTACTTTCTTTTTCTGTGTTCTCAGTCACAAGGATGTTGTTGTGTAATAAATTCATAATGTTCTCAATTAACAGTGGTACTCTTCACACCACTTACTTTAGTAAAATATGGATACGCAGTGCGGATCCACGGAAATAGTTCTTTGCACATAAATGCATCGTTTGGATACATCCCGTACTCTTTTGCTCCATCTAATAGTTTCTTTGCACCTACTGGAGTTATATAGTAGGCACTGTTACCTGCCAATCCATGCGGTACTGGTGGTTCTCCTACTGACGATAGATTAGGGACTGGATGAATCGTTTCTTGTGTTTCGGAATGTCTGGCACTCACATATCCATGGAAAGTAAGTGCTCTACGAGTTGCACCTCTTGGATCATTCAATCCAATTATATCTGCTTTAGGTTTACCATCTGCACCAGTCAAATGATGGGGTTGTAGTTCACGGGTTAGAATAGCATCTGACTCAAATATGTACATAGGTCTTCCATAGTCAATACACTCTTGCCATGCTCTCATGTGACTTACCGAACATGCAATCTTCTTCTGCTGATCATTTGCTTTATACGCAAACTTGTATAGTCCTGTTTTCATATCAAGACCATCTTCCTGTGAGTGCATGGGCCATGCCCACTTAAACCACGGGAACTGTTTAGTATCTTCCTTGATAGTATCTGGTGATGTTGCACGAAACGATTCAGTGTAAACCCTTGAATTGTGCTTCTCAATACTTCTCTGCAACTCATCAAAGTACTGTCCCTTTAATTGTATAACTAATGCTCTCATATCGAACTCATCAACTCCTCGACATTCTCTCCTCGTTCTGGTAACAAGTCTTTTAGGAAGAAGTGAATGAAGTGACATTCTTCTAACTTAGTGTTGGCACCATATAATCCATTCCATTTATGACTCATATGTTTAACATTAACTGGATACTTCTTGATGAAGTAGTTCAATAGTGTTTGATCAGTAGACCATTTCCACGCACCTTTACCATCAATAAAGTCTCTGAACTGTGGACGCATCAAGAACTCTTTGGCACTATGATCTGCCAACCAAGTCTTGAACGTTCTGTTCATCACAATCATGCCCATGTTAGCAAACTCGAATCCACGACTGTTAGGTTTGAAGTCTGCCTTATTACTGTGTAGAGAATGATATTGCATCTGTGAGTAGTTCTTGATCTTTGCCAGATAAGGTTCGGTGATAGGCATCTCACGTTCGAACACTACACCCATATCACAATCATCACCAAACTCATCAAAGATATTAGGTGCGTCAAATCTTATGTAGATGTCACTATCAATGATTGCCACTTGATCATAATTATCAAGTAAGTCAAACGCATTCTCTTTCTCGTAGATAGGAAGATATCCACCGTGCTTCTCATAACTATCAGTACTGCGATTGCTACTGAATACATCGGGTCTGATCTTTAGTATAGGTTGGGTTTGTATGATATGTTCGATGTGATACTTCTCACAATAGTCTGCCACAGACTCGATACAGTGTTTATACAATTTACTATTTTTTGCCTCACCCAAACACACTTGGTATATCATTCTTTTCATAATTAATACTTCTTCACTATCCTAAAGTCGAATGGTTCTGTTGTTTTGATTTCAAGTTGTCTTCCAAGAAGATCTGTAGCAACAAAATGTTTTTGTGTTTTCTTGTGGATCTTCTTTACCTTATATGTTTTCTTTACGGGTAATGGATTGAATTGATCCGTAGATGGAAACCAGAAGGTAACTTCGTACTCTTCCTTTAACCATGTCAACCATACCTCTTTCAATTTATTATACATCTCTATAATCCTCCAATGAGAATGACGTGCCGAGCATTTTTTGTTCTGCACGATTATTATTAGTATACACTAAAGTTTCGGGTGCGTCAAGTAAAAAATCGCAATCTCTGCAATAATCTGTATAGGTCTTATCCCTATGTGATTGTCTCAATGCAGAGTACTCCTCACCCCTAATGATTTCTTCGATAGTGTTCTCGGATGTGTGACCAAGTACTGCTTCTTCATCTCTACCAAGTACTTGACAACACGGGTGGACTGCACCACGTTTGCCGTCTAATCCACCTGCACGTATTACTACGTCTGGAGAGAAAGGTCTACCACATGATTTGGTCTCACCCTTACGTGCATTTGTCTCTCCAATGTCATACGCACCAGACCAGTTATGCATCTTCCAGATTTCGGTCTTACAACCAAGTTCTTCTACTAATGCTTTATACTGCTCCAGTTCTTGCTCAAGATTATCGTTGTCTGTAATAAGGTGGTATGTTTCTACAACACAATTCGATCCTGTTTCTTTAACGTAATCCATCATCTCTTTTACGTGTTTCTTAATTAGGTGATAAGAAGATCCACGTTTGTTGTTCATCCACTTATCATACAGTTCTGGTGTAGGGCCGATGAACGAGAACCTAAAGAAGTCTAATCCTGCATCAACACAATCTTTCATGTATTGACCATGCATACGGAAACCATTAGAGAAGATAACTGCCATTGCATCATACTTCTTAACGATCTTAATGTATTCTGGTAGGTTGTTATTTAATGTTGCTTCTCCAGATCCATCCAGATTCACTACATTCATTCCATGCTGTTTACAGTCGGCAACGTTATCCTCGAAGTCGAGTAAATTCATCTTACGAAGGAAACCCTTATGTCTTCCTCCAGTCCTTTTATCTTGAGGACACATAGTACAGTCAAAATTACAGGCACCCTGTATCTCTATGACTGCTCTGTCAATTTTAATCTCCGACTTCATAATATTTCTTACTCCTTTCTTGATGATCTACTGCTTTTTTTCGTGGTATACCCAGAAACTCTCCCATGCTTTTTAGGTACCACCATACGTTATAGTTATCTTCTTTTAGACCAGATGCCGCTACTGCGTGTGGTGTGTGATACTTAGTTACTCCATCTTTACTTATAACTATCATAGGTATACTAAAGTTTCTTGCTATATAATGCCACATACCATCATAACATAATACTAATCTACATGTAGATATCTCATAGAATGCTTCTGATACTGGTGTTCTATAGGTGAGTTCAACTACATTGAATCCCTGCCCACGTAACTTACTTATTATATCATCCCATTCAGCATTTGTCAACCCTCTTTTCCAAGTTCTTGGTATTTCTGCATTGAAGGTTGGTCTCCAGATAACTATCTTCTTTTCACAACGAGGATGAACAATGTCACCACGGAACACCCAGTCGTTGTCTGGTACATTTCCACCTATCTCATCTGAAAACTTACCACTATCGAAGTAGAACCTTGCCTTTTCTCCACGTGAATGCTTTGCTACTTGTCTTGGATTGCCGTCTTCGTCTCTAATGATATCGTCTGCATACTTCCAGTGCTTGTACCTACTGTCGGCATTGAAGACGTGAACCACTTCCACATCATCTTTCCTGTGATAGAAATTATGTATGAATGCCATTCGTTCTATAATGGTCTCTTCCTCATCTTGATGATGTATATAATCCTCATCATGTTCCCAGTGCATTTCCAAGATGGCAGTAGTTTTTTCTGCCCAACAGAAATTGTGGGCAGAGTTAAGTGCCCACATAAAATCACCGACCCCTGGCGTACCACGCCAAGTAATGAGTTCTGGTTTCATTATTTTTTGCTTGTTATGGCATCTTTCGCATAGAAGGCGGCAACGATTGCGGCGACTGATACAAAGTATGTCGGTGCCATGTCACCAAGGGTTTTCGATGCTTGATCAATACCAAACACTACACATAGTATTACCATTGCGGGGTATAACAACATACCATACAATGAGAACCATGCCATCTTACGTTGTGCATCACGCATTGCATCTGCGTCTTCCAACTCTTTACGTTTGAACTCAAGGTGCATTGACAGTTCTGATTCACTTACGTGACCATCCCCGTTGACATCTGCCCCTGCTAAACTACCATCTGAATCAACGGTAATATGTTTCTTTTTTTCTTCTGCCATGTTTATCTCCTAATTTCTTAGACCATCTGAATGTGCTTTACTTCCAGATATATTAAAATTAAACCCTATTACGATCTTGTGTCCATCAAAAACGTAGGGACTCTTATGTGGTAACATTGCAGGAAAAATGCAACAGTCACCTTCTTCTAATGCTAAATCTCCATGATTCATCAAGTATGTTGCGTTTTCTTTGTGGTCTAATACAAGTTGTACTACACCAGACATATTGCAACCCTCGTGACTATGGTAATCAAAGTCTGCACCATCTCGATATTCGGCAAACCAAACATTCTGCATATCATACACTTCACAATGCCATTCTTCCATATAATCTTTTATACAGGGTTCAATCATCCTCATTAGATTCTTATGGTATGGCACTCGTTGTTCTTTTCTTGCAACTTTATAATCGGATGCAGTCATCTTAGCAAATTGTGTGTCTGATTCATCTTTAATCATCTCAATTGCCATCAAGATGTTATCTCGTTCTTCTTCAAAGACATCTTCTTCGATCTTATATTTCTTTACCCACTTATACATTAGAATACCTTTACCCCATATTTCTGTTCCCACAGATGTGCATCATGATGATCATTAACCATTGGTCTACCTCGAATATTTAGTGAAGTATTAAGTAGCATCGGAACACCTGTTTTCTCATAGTACTCCTCAATCACTTTACGGAAGACTGACTCACAGTCTTTCTTCACCACCTGTACACGTGCAGTCCCGTCTACGTGCGTTACAGATGAATAGTCATGCTTTGCCTTACAGGTAAACTGCATGTATTCATTAGTGACACCATCAAAGTATTCGTCAACAAACTCTTCGAGGATTGCGGGAGCAAACGGTCTGTACTTCTGTCTACGTTTAATATCGTTGACTGTGTCCTTTACATCATACCTTACATCTGCAATCAGAGATCTATTACCCAGTGCACGAGGGCCGAACTCTGCTTTACCATTGGCAATACCGCATACTTTTTTTGATAACAAGTGATCTACTACTTCGGATGGATTAATTTTCTTCTCTATGTCATACCCCATATAAGGAGTCCATATAAGTTTATCAATGCCTGTAGCGAGTTCCTGTGCGAACCCAGCGCACCCCAGAGACGATCCTGCGTCTGTTGGTGATATAGAGATATGTACGTCATCGAATACGTCCCATAGAAGAGTATTGATAACCACGTTCTGAGCACACCCACCACCATATACAAGTTTGGATCCGTGCTTACGTGCTTCGTGCATAATCTGCATAATACCATATTCTGCAAACTTCTGTACAGATGATGCCACATCTGCATCATCGTATTGCTCTACCCACGACTGCATCATGTTCTTCATGTCGGAGTTTTTACCTCCGTCATGCCACCATTTACATAACCAGTCTACTATATCGGGTACGACATTGCCGTATGAACTTAATCCCATAACAACATATTCATCCTCAAGTGGACGTAAACCCAACTGAACTGTGCATGTTGTGTAGACTAATCCAACTGATCTTGGTGCGAGATATTCTGTGATGATTTTGAAGTTGCTGTCAAGAATAACAGCAGATTGTTTTTCACCTACACCATCGATAGAGACCATGACAGTTGTGTCACGATCATCCCATGGACGTGTGTAGAATGCAGTCGCACAATGCGACTTATGATGATTAAAGGTTGAATCGTATTTGGGATCATCCGTATGCTCGTAGAATGCCATATGCATATGATCCCTATCAAAAGATGGTAGATCTTTGCAACTTGCTTCCCACAAGAACGGATGAATTATTCTGTCGTTTTTCTTCTTAGAGTATCGTTCGGAGTGGGACGCAAAGGTCACCACTCCATCTTCGATAACAGATAAGGCGGCATCGTGATAATTCTCACTAACTCCAACATATCTCATAGTATACCTCACATAATAGTTATGTAAGTATATATGGGATTCTTATCTTAGATTCCTACAATATGCTCGTAGAGTTCTTTCCACGTTGGGAAGTTAGGGAACTCTTCGTTGCTCATGTTGTGACCATGTTTGATCAGCAATGGTTCAAGTCCGAACTTGGCACCTGTTTCAGCATTCTCTGGTTTATCTTCAATCCAGTATGCTCCAGTGTCTTTGTACTTAGCAAGTGTTTCATCTTTATCAGCACCACAGTCAAGGCAGATCAATTTCTCGAACACACCCTCACCGAACAACTTCTCAAGGTTCATCATTCTTAGTTTATAAGCATGGGGATCTTCACTCAAAGAAGTAATACAGTGGAACACATATCCGTGTTCTTCATGTAACTTTCTCACATACTTAATGGCATCTCTAAGAGGGGGAAGGAATCCTATCGCCGCACTCTCGTTGAAAGTTCTTACGCAGTTCTTACTAACTGCTCTCTCAATACCATACTGGTGACCAACATCATACTGAAGTTGTGCACCTAATTGTCTCTTAAAACCGTGAGTATCCATCCAGACGTGGAAGGCATACTCCCAGTTGAGTAGAACACCGTCACAGTCGGTCAAAATTACTTTATCTAAATCGTTCATTGTTACCTCATTTCGAATACATACGTATTATAGCACTATATGAGTATGGTGTCAAGCGTTTATTTAAAGAAATCTACCTTCTTTTTCATGCTTGAGCATATCGAGTTTCCACTCTCCACCAGTGTAATGACAGAAGTTTGCCTTCTCAAAGAATGTATCATCGTCATCATAATGTGGTGAGTCGTTCCACTTCTGGTCTAAGTGACCTATCTCCATGTCATGGTACAAGAACTGTCCAGACAGATATGGTTGATCATTCATAATAGACATATGATATTCTGGTTTTGCATAGAACCATTCTTTCCAGTCCATGAAGTGCTTACGTGCAAATAGACGTGCTTCACGTTCCCACACGACTACACCCGTATTCATGATAGTTAACTTAGATGGGTTCTGGGGTGGCAAAGACGGCACAATAGGAATATTGTGCATATTGAATTTCGAGACAAAGTTTAATAGGGTTTTCTTCTTGAAGTCCCAAGAGGCATATCCACCACCATTACCAGAAATGATATCACTTTCAAGTACCCCATATACATCCGCACCTTCACACTCATCGAATATATTCTCTTCGGTGTTGACACCTATATCAGTGTCTGCGAATAGTACTTTGTCGTATTGATCGAACATAGGATCGTAGATGACCCTAAGACATTCGAATAAGAGTGCAGTGCTGTGTGTGGTATCAATGAACTTTGTTTCGTCCGAGTAGTAGTAGTCCGCACCAATCTTGTCGGCATATCTTTCGAAAGAGTTTTTAGATACCTGTGCTACATCCTTGTATAATGCAGATCTATTATGCCCTTTAATTTCTCCACGATCATCGACTTCTGGTGTAATTACCATGTATTGAAATATCGCATTTTTCATTATCTTCTCCATTTGTAGGTCGCCCGACTTTCTTGATTCGGGTTCCCTTGTTCATCTCATAATACGATTTATGTCGATTACGTTTCTTATTTGAATTGTCATGACGTGCGTACTTAGACACAGTCCTGTCCTCATCTAACTATAATGTTTGTTCAGTGTTTCCAGTTTATCTTCAAACTCAGCAATCTTACCAAGTTCCTGTTCGAAGTGCTCCATAATATCTGGGTGTTCTGCAACACCAACTTGATTATATAGCATAATCTCTAAGTTTACTTTATGGAGTTCGATCTTACCTTCTAAAGACTTCCTTGTCGCCTCTATGATCCTTTCATTTAAACTACGAGACATTTTCCAACCTCACCATTAATCGTTCTGCACGGTTGGTTACTTGTTTGTGCCAACGTGAATCACGTCCTTCAACTGCGGCGGTTTTCCAATCACCATCAATCAATGCACTGTTCATCTTCTTGAACTTACTCAAACGAGTACGTCCCATGTTGAACATCATGTTAACCAAGATCTGCTGTACTTCGTCTGGAAATGCTTCAAATGTCCCTGTTTCGTATAGAGCACAACATTCAAGGATTGAGGTTTGGAGATCTTTTTCGAACACTTCCCAAACTCTATCTTCCGTAACTTCGAATCCAACTTCTTCCCCATACTCTGGGTCTGAAGAGATAACCAAGTGCCCAACCCCAAAGGTTGGTAAACCGAGGTGATCGTGGTACACTTCATACTTGACTCCTTCGTCAATTTTTAATTGTTCAAATACTGCTTCTTTATTCATATAATGTTTCTCCTTACTAATTCATTATTTATCTTTTGACGTTTCTTAGGTGCTAAGTGTGCACCTTCAAGTGCTTTCTGCAACTCTTCAGTCGGTGTTGACTTCATATAGAAGTGCTGTACTGTCTTCTTATTCGAACCCTTTGCTCGAATTGTCTGACTCTCTTTAAATTTAACTGGCATATTTTTCTCCTATCATGTCTTTGGTCATTATGTAATCACGAACAAAGTCGGATCGAACAATATCTGCCCAAGTGAATTCCACTGTGGTGAAGTTCTTCATCAGTTCGAGAATACCCATGAATTTCATGATACCTCGTTTGTCTCCTTCTTTGACAAAATCTGATTGATAATAATCTCCACAGAATATTATTTTACAGTTATGACCTACACGAGTTATGATTGAATCCAACTCATGGAATGTCAAGTTCTGCATCTCATCTACAATAACCACAGCATCGTTGATAGTAGTACCACGAATGTGACTTGTAGATATAAATTGTATCTGACCGTTCTCACTTAGTTTAGAGTATGCTTCTTTATCTTCGAACAACTCTGTACATATAGAGACGTATGGTGCAGTGTATGCTTCCAACTTCTCTTCCAGTGAGCCTGGCAGAAATCCTATCTCTCTTGTAGGTACGATTGACCTACAAATAACAACTGATTCCATGTTGTTACTTTTATCAAGTACTTCTTCGAGTGCGAGATAGAGTGCACTGAATGTTTTACCTGTACCTGCGGATCCAGATAACACTAAGTGTGATCCAGATTTGTATGCTTCAAATACTACTTCTTGACCTTGAGTCATAGGATCCACGGTCACGAGATGTCCCGCATCTAATTTGCGAGGTTTTACTGGGTTTACTTTACGCATAGATTAAGTCTTAATAGTGTTGTTTTTACCAGATGCTGCTTTGATCCTTTTCAGATGGTCATTCCAATCGGATCCTGCAAGTTGTCGTGCACTCTTGTGCCCCGAAGTTAATGCAGGTGCAGTAGTATACACCCGTGTCATATTCGGGTTGTCGTTTAGGTACTGATCGTACTCTGAGATTTTAAGCATCACATCGTGCACTTCATTGGTCTCATTATCTTTAAATTCATATATAGGCATAATTTATTTTCCGTTCCATACGACATCCCTCCGAAGAGGGATGAAGAGATATGGTCACCTTCCTTATTGAGTCATTTGTTGTTCAACAATGGTTTGATTTAAGTAGACCTGCTTCTTTGCTAATTTATAAGCAAGGTCTGTTTTTCCTTTCTTTTGCATTCGCCGGATATAGAAATCTAATTCCTTGCTATCCTGCTTCAACCGTTCCAATTGTTTTTCTGACATCAACACCTCTCTTTGTTAGTGGGTTTATTTAAGGGTTAAGGATCATATAGTTTTACTTCACTATTAGGGTGGGGAAAATCTCCTCTGTTAGTTTTTTGGTTAAGAATTTCACTGGTGGTTCTTTATTCACCATGGACAAAACAATGACCGCATCTTGGGGATGAATACTCTCCAACATACGAATGAATATGTTCTCACGTTTATACTGTGGGATATCCGCACCACCTTTCACAAAGTACCCGAAGTCTTTATGCTTCTTCAGCAGTGAACTTGGGGTGGACTCTGGAATGTTTGGTTTGTACGGGGGTTTTCCTGTGGGTAAAAGGAATTCAAGAGAGTCATCGAACGTGCCTCTCAAGATGTCTTTAAGTGCGGGTACGTTTTGGTATTTAAGCAATACCTCTTTCCTACCTGCTTTGTTCTTCTGTTTTTCGAACTCTTCTAAAATCTCGAAGACCTCTGGTTGCTTGGGTTCATAGTTCATAATTTATTAATCCTTCTACTCTATTATATAGGGTTATTAAGTTCTTGATACGAGTACTTATATCAAAAATAATGTAAAAAAATCCCCTCCGAAGAGGGGAAATATTGGGGGATATCACTTAGGAATCATCACCAATTTTCGGTTTCTCCCCCGAAAGTTTAAGCAGCGGCAAACAATTCAGTTGCCTTCTGCTTGTAATTCTCGACCACAGCACTGAAGTCTTTTGACTCACCAGTACAAACGTAAGGTTTGCTGTAAGAACCAATGTTGATGTCAACGTAGTGACTTCTGTGGAAGTAATCAGTCATTGGATCATCTTCACAATAGAAGTCTTCACCTTCCATTGCAGACTTGAGTTCTTGAAGGAACTTAACAACAGTCGGGTTAGAACCGTAGTTGTCTTCGATCCAGTAGGTGTTAACGTCAACGTACTGATCTTGCAATCTATTAGCAAGTGACTGACAATCATAAGGATTGCATTGTGTGTCGTAGTGTCTGCTATTCACCATGCTTTCATTCTTCGCACCGATGATATCAAGAGCACCCTCTTTGATGTTACACACCAAACTTGAATGGTGTCTGACTGCTAAAGTACCTTTCATGTTGTACTTCTTGAGGACTGCTTTGATTGCAGGGGTTAATTTCTTCTTATCTTCTTGTGATACATATGCCATAATTTAATTCTCTCTCAATTTGTTGCGGGTTAATTCCCAATCAACGTACCTATTATCTCATAGGTAGATGCATTTGTCAAGCGTTTTCTTGAAATAAATGCAAGTTTTTTTTTAGAAATAAGGGTTCTCCAGTTCGATCTTGCTACTACCCAGAGTACCGAATGGTTGCTCTGCAATAGACTCAATTGCACACTGGTTGTCATATTTCTCTCTCTGAGAGTGGCACAGTGCTATTGCCTTTCTCTCTGCGTCCCTTGGACTGTCTGCGTACACATAGTACGATACTGTTGCTACATATCTATTTTCCATTACTTCACCCATATGTGGTTGTATCTGCTTGGTAGGTTGTCACATGACCAGTCAGTGTCACCGTAGTTAATTACCTCTACACACTCCTTGGTAGAGTTCGATACCAGTACGTCTGGCATATCTAAAATTGTTCCCATTGCTTGATATCCAAGAATGGCAACTAAAACCCCAATTACACCCAATAATACATTATTTAATTTCATGTGGTCTTACTCCAAAAATCTTAGTTAGTTCTTGCATCTCTTTCTCAGTAGGTTTGAAATGCGGGTTAAGGAAGTACTCCATAAGAAGACTTCCTTTTTTGTATCCTTTTGCCATTATCCTTCCACCCTATCGTGAATGGCAACAGCACCGTAGAACGTGCCACCAAGTAGTTTGTCACAAAGTCTTGAAAACCTTGAGTCACTTGTTCCTGCGTAGTTTCCACCGAACATAGTCCACTTGTCTTTCTTAGACACTGGAATCAATCTGAGGATCTTCCTTCCACCGATTGGTTCTGCCATCACTAACTCTGCGGCGGGGTACTCCTCGCACGGTTCGAACGGCCCTTCTGCGTTTACCACAGTGAAACCTTTTGCATAACTTGACTCACCACCTGCGGTGCAGTCCATGTTATCAAAGAACGGATCACCGTACGGTGCCTGTCTATATGTACTTACATGAATTCCCATAATATAACTCCTGCCTACTGGCAATCAAATGCGACTACAAAGTAGTCTGTTAACTCGTTGGCAACCGCAAACTCTTCTGCTTCTGCCTTCGTCTCAAAAATCTCTTCTCTCAATTCTCCACTCTCTTGAATGTAGAACACCAAATCTTGCACCATCATTTCCTCCTAATTAAAAACCTATTATAACTTGTTTTGATAACAAAGTCAAGCGTTTTCTCAAACTAATTTGCATAATTTTATGAAACACGCATCCATCTCCTGTGTCCAAACCTCGAACGGAGATCTCCTCACAGTGTTTGACATTCCTCCTACCTTGTCCACAACATGGGCAAGAAAGTACGGATCTCCACTTTTCACTACTAATTCATCATCTGAATACAGTTCCAACTCCATATGGTTGGCAGTAACATAAGTAATCATTCTGGAAACCTCACTGGTCGATAGTTAGTTAGATCCCAGAAGTGGTCTGGGAGAATAGAGAATGTTCCTAATGGGGCAATGAAACTTACTCCATCTTTAAAAGAAACATACGTTAGATTTTCTAAATCCATAATATAACCTATTTAAGTAGTTCAACAACAAAAGGGAATAGCATTAAAAGCATTCCAGTCACAAAGTCTTTATCCATCATCCAAGTCATAATCTCTCCTTTCTCTCTCAATTACTTGTATATTATAACTTGTTTTGATAACAATGTCAAGCGTTTTCTTTACTTATTTTCACTCATATGGAGAAATTCTGTACACTTAGAACACTTGCCACATGCTCGTTTTGATGAATGTACACAAGAATGTACATATTTCTGAAGGTGTTCGGGGATAGAGTCCCACTGCTCTTTCTTAGTCATATGACCAAGTGGTGCGGACATCTTAGTTGGGATATTGAGTGCTCCCAATACACGTTCGATACTACGGAAGTGATCGTCTACCCAATCGGTATGTTTGTCGATTCCGTTGTTGAATCCATAATAGATCTTATGAATGTGGGGGTTATTGATATTCACAATTTGCATGATGTTACACCATGTAAAAAAGAATGGGGGATTGATGCCAAGATCAAAGTAATGATCTAATAGTTTTTGTTTATCTGTTAGGGGGTGTTCGTTGACATATTCTATGTATCTCAGATCGACATCAAGATTGGACGCAATAAGATCAGCACATTCGGATTGCTGTCTCCAACCCATTCCAACTTCTACATGTATTACTAATGGGTTCATACCCTGCTCTACAACATGACATAACAATGCAGTGGACTCTACTCCACCAGAGAATGCAACTATACAGTCGTGGTTCACGGAAATATTGCTCGTTCCCATTTCTTCTTGGGTAGATGTTTTGAATGGATCTTACAACCTATGAATTCGTTGTAGTAATCTTCACGTAACAGAACGTCACGTAGGAATTGTTCCTTTGCTTCAAGGTAAGAACATTCACCTTTTGTTTCACACAAGTGTAGGATCTCACGGTAGTATGCATCTCCACCTTTCTGCTCTACAAGTGTCTTCAGATGCTCTGAGGATCCGTAGTAGTCCTTCCAGTCACTTTCCTTAACTACTGTGCGTTTCCTTGACTTACCTTTCAATGGTGGGAGTCTGCGTTTGCTCCAGAAGAATTTCTTACCGATATACTTCTTACCAGTATCACGCTCTGTAATAAGATAGACGAACCCGACATACTTGCCGAGTTCGTCTTCTGTTGGTTCGAATATTAAGTTGTTTTTATGCCAAGTCATACCTGTATATAGGTATTACTCAACTCCTTCAATAAACTCTGGTTCTGCATCTTCTCCGCACATAGGACAGTGTTGTGGATGATCATTGTCATACAATACTTCTACGACAGTTGTTATATCACATATACCACATTCTATCTCATATTTGCCACTCACGCCGCACATCCTTGTCCATCAAGACCACATACCTCTGGTTCTGGGCCGACTTCTGTCCACCCCCAATCACCTTCCATTCCATTCACGGAATACTCAGTCACACGTTTCTCAAAGAAGTTATCATGTGACGCACCATTCAGTACCCAGTCCAACCACGGTAGTGGATTGTCCTTAACACCAAACTTAGGTTTCATACCCAGTTGTAATAGTCTACGGTCTGCAATGTGTCGGATGTATTGCTTAACATCTTCTTCGGTTAGACCTTCGATAGTACCAGACTTATATGCAAGTTTGATGAATCGGTCTTCTAACTTAACAGCATTCTTTGCCATCTCATAGATCTTAGACTTCAACTCATCGTTTACGATACGTGGATGTTCTTCACAGAACTCACGGAATAGTTTCGCATTACCTTGTACGTGCATAGTCTCATCACGGATAGACCATTCTACGATTGTTCCCATACCTTTCATCTTACCGAAACGTTGGAAGTTCAATAGCATCACGAATGATGCGAACAGGGACATACCCTCGTTGAATACAGATTGTGCCAGTACAAGTGCAAGACCAGTGTGAGAGTTGATGTCACCCTCTTTCATAAAGTCAATCTTGTCTGCCATCTCTTTGTATTCAAGAAAGGCATGGTGCTCTTCATCTGGTAATCCCAGAGTATCATTCAATAGTGCGTATGCACGTTGGTGTACTCCTTCACGATTAGCAAATGATGATAGCATGTTACGGATCTCGTTGTTCTTAAACTTCGGGATCAATAACTCGTGGTAGTTCTCCCCTACCTGTACGTCTGACTGCGTGAACAACCTCAGTACTTGAGTAACAAATTCTTTTTCTTCTTCTGATAATTTAGTTCTCCAGTCTTGGATATCTTCCGAGAGTTCTGCCTCGTCTTCTACCCAGTGGATCTCTTCATGCTTCTTTACCAATTCCACTGCCCAAGGGTAGAGGAAAGGTTTATATGTTTTACTAAAATCTAATAGTGCCATCTTTTTTCCTTTTTAATATTTGTTCTATTTCTGGTAAGATCTTATCTAAGATCCTTCCAACACCCTCTTTTGTGGGATGTTCACATTTGGTGAGTGCTGTACGAATATTATCATGTTTGATTCTGAAAATATGTGTCAGTTCTCTTTTCTGTCGAAGGTTAATGTCTTCGTTTTTATACTTCGGGTTTTTATAGAAACCGAGAATTATATCAAGAAGAGTATGATGTAGTTGATCTCCACCTATAAAATCACTCTTAGATTTTCCATGGAATAAATTCATCTCACCGTTCATCCAAAAATTATCAATTGAGTTTGTAAACAAATAGGGGATATCGTTTTCCTTTAACGCCCCCCTAACAGCATGTACACATTGCTCCATTAACATTCGGTTAAAACCATGATCATTAAGATCTCTCCACACAGGTTCAATAGTCTTCCATTTTTTTGTCGTCATATGTGTTATGAAGTGCGGATCGTCATAATGGCATACAGGATCACCAGTCTGATTTTCTCTACGTACCATAGGCATACGCCACTTTTCAGACCAAACAATTAACATTGCTACGTTGGTACAGTCATGTTTCTGTATATATCTAATTATATTATTAGCAATTTTTTGATTAGAGGCACCTGCTTCTCCTCTTGTATCTACATCAACACCCAAACGTTCTGATATCTGTTTGCCTAAATTATCCTCAATATGTTTCTCCACCCCGTCTTCTTTTGTAAACCCATTAGTCCAACTGTCCCCAAACAACACCAACTTTCGCATCAATCATCCTTCGCACGCTCTGCATTCTTCTGAGTCATCTTCGAATGGTGTTTCGAGATGCTCCATTAAGTCTTCGTATCCACCAATATACTTACCACCAATGTATATTTGAGGGACTGTTTTTACTTTCCTTCCTGTCACTTCCGCCGCAGTTTTACCAATGTCTGCAAGGTCTATCTTATCATATGGTATTCCTCTCAACTTCAGTTCTTCCATTGCCATGGAACAGAACGGGCAATTCTTTTTGGAGTACACAATGTTTCGTGTATCCTCTTGGAGTGCGACACGTTCTACTTTTTCTGAGACATTTTCCGCACGAGACTTTGCTTCGGTGCGTAGATAATACAATCCTTTGAGTCCATCCTTCCATGCTTTGAGATGCACCTTATTTACATAAGACTTGTCTGCACCTGCGGGGAAAAATATATTTACACTCTGTCCTTGACAGATAAAAGGTTGTCGATCTCCTGCGTGTTGTACCACCCAGTTCTGATCTAATTCCTGTGCTGTTTTATATATACTTTTTTCACCTTCTGTAAGGAACGGAAGGTGCTGAACACTACCTTTATTTGTAATAATTGATGACCAGTTGGACTCATTACTCTGACCCTTTGATTCAAGTAGTCTTGTCAGATACTTGTTCTTAACTAAGAAGGATCCTGCACGTGTACGGTGTGTATATGCATTTGCCTTTAATGGTTCAATGGACGGAGACGTTGATAGTATTACACCAGACGAAGCATTCGGGGCGATAGCAAGAAGGTGGGAATTTCTTCGACCAGACATCTGTCCGTCTGGATACGACCCACGCTCTTGTGCCAACAACTCAGTCTCTGCAACTGCCTCGGATTTAATTCTGGAGAACACAACACTATTGATTTCTCTTGCCGCTTCGGATTCCCATGCGACACCATGACGTTGTAACAAGGAATGGAATCCCATTGCTCCAAGTCCAATAGACCTCTCTCGGTATGCCGAGAACTTAGCACGTTCGATTGTGTCGGGTGCGTTTTCGATAAAGTATTCGAGCACATTGTCAAGCATACGCACAAGATCACGAACAATAGTAGTTTCTTTCCACTCATCATAATACTCCAAGTTTAAAGATGAAAGACAACATACTGCGGTTCTGTCTTCGGATGTAGGTAAGTGTATCTCATTGCATAAGTTACTACCATTGATCTTTAGTCCAAGATCTTTTAATGGTTCTGGTAAATACTTATTTGCAGTATCAATGAAGTTTAGGTATGGTTCACCTGTACGGAATCTTGTTTCTAAAATACGTTCCCACAACTTACGAGCATTGACACTTTCTTTCACTGCTTGATCTTTGGGATCACGCAAATCAAAATCACTGTTATCCATAACAGCATTCATAAACTCATCGGTAATGTTGATAGCATTATGTAAGTTAAGTGCTTTACGTTGTACGTCACCTGTAGGTATACGCATGTTTAGAAATTCAATGATGTCTGGATGACTCACATCCATATAAGCGGCATAGGATCCTTTACGAGTCTTACCCTGTCGGTATGCAATCATATCAGCATCTACTGTGTGAATGAATGGCATAGGGCCTGGTGCAATGTCTGATACGGTACGTACGTCACTCCAGTGACCACCAACACCACCACCAAACACAGACAACCATCTCAACTCACTACTATGCGATATAAGACCTTCTAAGGTGTCTGGTACGTAGGTTAGGAAACAGGAGATAGGTAAACCCTTACCTTTCTTAGTTCCATTTGGTGCGTTTGATAAAACGGGTGATGCGAACATGAACCACTTGTTGCTTACATACGAATACAGTCTCTCTGCGAGATCTTCATCTAATTCACCCTTGTATGTACTCCATGCTGTACTTGCTCTTGCATATGCTTCTTGAGGACTATTCTCATTCTCATTCAAATAAAAGTCCTTCAACATTCCAACTGCATAATCTGCTAATAACTTATCTTTTTTCTTATCTATTTTCATTCAATCCCTTCCACTGCTGTAGTCGTAAAATGGTTCATCTTGCGTGAACTCGTAATCTTCTATTATATATTGTTTCCCCTTGTCAACGAATTCACCAACCATCGTCCACAACCGAGCATCCTGCTCTTCATCGGTCAACAACTCTTCCCATAAGAAATGGTTTATTAGAGATGCTTCCCTGTTCTGGATTATAAATCTATCGGGGTAGAGGTATTTATCATCGGAACCATCTAAAGGTACGAAGATAATTTTATTTTTTGGTGTTTCTTTTGAGAGTTTTTGAACCCATTCGGGTGTTTGGTCACCGTACCATATACACACCACATGATCCATGTAGGTGCAACAATAGTCTTCTTTCATAATATAATCCTTGATTTGTTTAAGACATTATAACAAACTTAAATGCGTTTGTCAAGCAAAACCTATAGAAACTCCACATCCACAGGTTGCTGTCTCTTTGGGGTTGACTATCTTGAAGAACTCGTTGATTCCTTCTTTGGTATAGTCTAATGTTGCTTCTTCTAAGAATGGTTGCGAGTCTATATCCACGACCACTTTGAATTGTCCATAGTCAGTAATCTTATCACTGTCGGCAATTTCTGTTGCATACTCTATATAGTATTCGTATCCAACACATCCACCACCAGTAACACCAACTCTAATGAACTGAGGATTCTCACCACCTGTTCTTTTGGTGGCATGGACTATGGCAGTATCAGTCAGTTCCACGTTTATCCCCATCTAAGATAGGATGAGTATAACCGTCTTCCTGTTTTGTCTCATAGTCTACCATTGCTTGTCTGATAGCATCTTCTGCTAATACACTGCAATGTAGTTTGATTGGGGGTAAATCTAATACCTCCGCAATGTCTTTGTCTTTGATGAGTTTTGCTTCTTCGACAGTCTTACCCATCATCATATCTACGAACAATGACGAAGATGCAATTGCACTTCCACATCCATAGGTCTTGAACTTAACATCAATGATTTTATCATCATCGTCTAATAATAGTTGTAGTTGCATGACATCACCACATGCAGGGGCACCCGCAAGTCCTGTCGCAACCTTGGGATCATTTCGGTCTAATCTACCTACCGAATGCTTCTGAGGATTAGCAACAACTGCTTCAAATCTATCGATGACTTTCTGCGAGTATGGCATTACTTTTGCTTCGCAATAAAACGTTTGAGTACGTCTATTTGATCTTTACGTTTGTTCTTCTTGTCATACTTCTTACGCATGACCACTGTTTGGTTATCATCACCTGTTCCTACTACGGATCCAGTAGATGTCATTTCCTCGTCTACGTCTTTTGGTTTGTCGTGAGTATATCCCAACTTCTTCATGCGTTCATGGTCTGCGGGTTTCAGTGCTTTGTAACCTTTGCCCGTCTTGGGATCATACATCATATGAGGTTCGAATCCAACCCCTTTCCATCCTTTATATTCTTTAAACCGTAACATCGTCATACCTCTCTAAAACTACTTGAGTTGTGTTACCACCATCACTATTAGGATAAACGGATCGACCAAGAAATTTGTATGGGTGGTTAGGACTTTTAACGATGTGATCAACTAAATCACGGATCTGAATCATTTCCAGATCATCGATAATAACATACTTAACACCACTTACCTTACACTTGTCATAGTCACTGGTAACATTTTTCCAATGATGACCACCATCGATGCGTACAAGATCATATCCGATCAGACCATCCTTATTGATAATTTGTGAGTCACACTGACCAAACTGAAATCTGTCACCATACTCTGCTTCGATTGCTTCTGCACAATCTTTTACATATGGGTGTTCGCATATATCAACTGCGTGTACTACAAGGTCTGGACAGTTATGTAAATATGCGACTACAGAATGTCCTGCATTCATTCCAATTTCCATCATCTTTAATGGTTTGCATCTTTTGGCAGTTGTTTGAACAATCTTATCATAAGCACTACTTAGTAGTGGATGACCTTCTGGTTCTTCTTGTCCTCTGAAGTGCCCTTTGACATCAATCATGACTTCTTCGAACTTCATTTGTGTGGTTATTAATTTACTCATTTAGTAATCTCTGCTGTTGAGAACAACACCCTATGTGAAGTCTTTATGTGGGTACCTTCATATATCTTTAAACCCAATACCTCATGAACAGGACTACCATTGCTTACTCGAATCTGATCACCCTTTTTAACTGCATCTTCACAAGATGAAGTCATGGTGTCATATTGTATGCGATACATTCCTTCGCAAAGTTCGTCATCTTCTTGCATGAACCACTGTGATTCTTCTGCAAGACAGTCAAGAATATCAATGCCTGTTTCTTCGTGTATCTGATCTACACGTGAGTCACTTAGTTCTCCATGCTCCTTAATCAATGCCAGTGCCGCTCCATAACGTGCGACTACCGACTGACCGCCAGGAACCTTTGCCATTAACCTTTTTAGGTTGAACACAAGTCTATGAAATGGTGTATAGTGTGAACGATAGTTTTCCCTATCGACAACCTTATCCATATTAAAGTCTTTGTTCTTTTGTCCGTCCTTGTCTACGATACCCGATTTAAACGCATCAGTTTTCTCAAACGGTGTTACTAATAGTTTGAGAAATCGTATTGTGTAGACTAAGTCCGCTGCTGATTTTAATATACCCATAGTTCTATTTATACCTTAAATTTGTTTGCCATCGTTACATCTTCAAAATAATTTTGAGGGTGTGTCTCTTTTAGTTTGGTTAACATCTCTTGTGAATACTTGGTTGCCACACTAAAGTTAAAAGCAATAATTGTCTTAGTATCATCATGGATCTTCGGTGGTGACCTATGTGCATATCCAGATGGGAATATAAGTAGTTCACCTTCTTTGACCTTTGCTTGTTCTACTTTACCATCGAAATCCATAAGTTCGGTTTCTTCACCTTCGGGTAAGTCAACATAATATATACCTATCCACTGACATCCAAAATGATTATGCCAGTTATCATAGTCACCCATATACATTTGGTGAAACCACATTATATCAACAAATATCTGATAGTTCAATCCTGTCTCTGGTCTTACTGCTACATCTCTTGAGAATTTATGCAGTAATGGTGCAATACCTTCCCATAAGATAGTCTTGTATTGTTGATGTGGATCTCGATCTATAGGTGGGAGTGGGTAATCAACATAACCTGTTTTAGCATCTGGATTATGCCACGAAGCATATCCACGGAAATCTTGAAACGCAGGATAGTTTATATTCAATGACTTGGGGTGATTGTACCCATCATAGTGAGACGATGCTTGTTTCTGAGACTGCTTCCCTGTTGGGAACTCATCTATTTTAATCCTCAACTTCTCGTTAAAGATCTCTACATCTTTTGGTGCGTATGTCCAGTATTTCATATTGTCCTCTACGGGTACGGGAGTCTCATTGAACCTTGTGCGGTATGTAACCAGACTACCATCATTTTGCCTTCATTTACCCTTATATCATCTATAAGCATATCCAACTTTTCTTTATTATTATTATATTGTATCTCTGGTGGTAATGTTTTATCCATGGAAATGATACCTATTGCACGATCATAAGGTTGTATATGTGCCACAAAACCAAACTCTTTAGGGAAAAAGTCTTTCTCAAGATCATACTTAACATAAGAACAATAAAACTCACTACATATTCTTGGTTTGTCTTCTTGTATACTACACCCAGTATCGCATAACTTATTACAGGTTGTCCATAGAGGAAACACTACACCATATTTCTCTGCCTCATTATACCTATCAGCACCTTTAGCATTACCAGTAAATCCCATAATTTGACAACATACAGTACAATCACCACATTTTGATTCAGTTGGAACTATCATAATTTAAATACCTTGTCACCATTATAACATGACACTGCTATCTTGTCAATAGGCATATCCCACATTTCTTCAGCAGTATCCTTCATGAAGATTATATTTTTTATGTTCTCATCAATCCATGAGTCCACATTAATGTTTCTGGATTTAGATCTATTTATAGTAATCTGCAAGTTTATTCCAAGTGAGTTGTTTCTTCTTACATTGGTTACAAACCCTACATTTTCTGGTAGGTACTTCTCTGGGAGATCTGACTCTACATATAAACACTCGAACGACCTACAAGTATTAGGACGTTTCTCATATATGCTACATCGGTTATCAGAGTTCAACTGATTACACCTATCATATTCGTATGTTATATTGAGAGCAGATATGAGGTTTGGATCTTCATAAACACCACTGGTAGAAACAT